AGCATGGAGTTTATGCTGATCTAAAAATAGATAATGAACACTTAGATACCGAATCCTTAAAAAACCAAGAAATTAAAGCAAAATATTTAGATATTAAGTCTAAGTACGAACTTCTTTTGTTTAAAGCAAAAGGTGACTACAAACGTATATACCGTGACAAATGGGAATACTATGGTGGTAAGTCAGATGCTAAGATTTATATTAGTAAACCTTTTGATATTAAAGTTTTAAAGACAGACCTGAGTGTATACATTACATCTGATCAGGATGTGATAGATGCAGAAAATAAAATTGGCTATCTAGAGACAGTTGTTGATTATATTAAGGGGGTTATTAAGTCGGTGGATAATCGTGGTTGGGATATTAAGAACGCTATTGAATGGAAAAAATTTGAAGCTGGAGTGACATACTAATGAAAAAAGTAAATGATTATATTAAATTATATACAGATGTAGTAGACCCAGAGTTATGTAATGATATGATAAATTACGAATTTGATTATGAAAAGTCAGCTTATTCTACACACGATAGTGGTAAGGTTGTAAAACTTGAAAGAGTTGTAAGTGTTGATTGTTGGATAAAAGAAAGATATAAATTTTATGCACGACTCAAAAAAACTTATGAAAAATCACATGAGATATATAAGGAAGACTTTCCAAACTTTACTGTACAACATCATACAGACTTTCGTATTAGTAAATATAGTGAGGGTTGTTTTATGTCTAATCATGTTGACTTAATTCATCATAGTCATGGACAAAAATATGGATATCCACAAGTTACAGTATTGTTATTTTTAAATGATGATTATGAGGGTGGAGAGATAAAAATTGCAGACAACCTTTATAAAACCCCAGCTGGTTCTGCAATTATATTCCCTTCAAACTTTATGTATCCACACGAAGTTTTGCAAGTTAAAAAAGGAACTAGATATAGTGTTACTTGTTGGTTGATGTAATGAAAATTTCAAAGATAAATGAGGTTTACTTAGAGTTAGAAGTAGACGAAGACGTTTCTAGAGAACTATCTGATTACTTCACGTTTGAAGTACCAGGCGCTAAGTTTATGCCACAGTTCAGAAATCGTATGTGGGATGGAAAGATAAGATTATTTTCTCCACATAATGGAAGAATATATGTTGGACTATTACCATATATAAAAGAGTATTGTACAAAAAAGTCAATAGAATATACACTAGAAAAAGGAGTAGAAAATGACAGGAATGTTATTCGTGAGAATGTTAGAGAGTTCGCAGAATCGTTACGACCAACATCTAGGGGGAAGTCCATTGAATTTCGTGACTACCAAATTGATGCCATACATCACGCTATACAATCAAATCGGTGTCTTCTTTTATCTCCTACTGCTTCAGGCAAGTCACTCATAATATACACACTTATTCGTTACTACAATATGATGGGTTTAAAAACTTTGATACTTGTACCAACCACATCACTAGTTGAACAGATGTATGCTGATTTTATTGATTATGGTTGGAAAGATGAATACATTCACAGAGTGTATGCTGGTTTAGACAAAGGTTCTAAGAAACCTGTGGTTATATCAACATGGCAATCGATTTACAAATTACACAGACCTTACTTTGCACAATATGGTTGCATCATAGGAGATGAAGCTCATCTATTCAAAGCAAAATCTCTAACAGATATTATGGCGAAGTCAGGAGAGGTGAAATATAGGTTCGGTTTAACAGGAACTTTAGACGGAACTCAAACACATAGACTAGTACTTGAGGGTCTATTCGGTCAAGTTAAGAAGATTATTACAACGAAGGAGTTAATCGACAGGGGAACTCTTGCACAGTTAGATATAGATTGCATAGTATTGAAACACACAGAGGAAGAAGCTCAAAGAGTTCGGTATTATACATATGCAGAAGAAATAAATTATCTTGTATCACACCCAAAGAGAAATAAGTTCATTGAAAAATTGTGTAAGAGTATTACAGGAAACACCTTATTGTTATTTCAGTTAGTTGAAAAGCATGGAAGTTTATTATATAATGAATTAAAAAAACTTGACAGGAAAGTTTTCTTTGTGTATGGTGGAACAACTACAGATACGAGGGAAAAGATTCGTGCAATTACTGAACTTGAAAAAGATGCAATTATTGTGGCCTCGTATGGTACTTTTTCTACAGGTATTAATATTAGGAATATTCACAATATCGTGTTCGCAAGTCCATCAAAAAGTAGAGTACGAGTGCTACAATCTATTGGTAGAGGGTTACGACAGACAGATGACAAGTCTAGAGTTAAACTCTTTGATGTGTCAGATAACGTATCCTATAAATCTAGACCCAACTTCACTTATAGACACTTTACACAACGACTAAATATATACAAGGAAGAAAAGTTTAATTACGATATTAATAGGATTAATTTATGAATCAATATGTTGTTAAATTATCAAATGGAGAAGATATAGTCTGTGAAGTAAATGAAGATTTAGGTTCACAACTAAAAATAAGTTCTCCTTTGAAAATGGATACTGTAGCCAGAACAACTAATAAAGGTGTTGTTGAATCTCTTTCTTTATGCAGATGGGTGCAACCTTATTCAGATGAACAATATTTTAATATAGAAAAAATGTCTATAGTAGTAATGACGCCTGCGAGTGTTGGACTATGTAAATATTATGATTACGTTTTGCAAAATATAAATAAAGTGGTTAGAAACAAAACTCCGACAGTCAAAGAGTTAAAAAAGATTGAAGAAGAAGAAATGGACATAGAAGAAGATTTAGTATCTGATGAAGACTTAGAAGCTATACTAGATAACTTTAACACTAAGAAGACAATACATTAAGTATTATTCTGATGAGTCACAATAGTGATTATACACCATTATAGAATAATGTCAACCCCAAATCAATATAAATAAAATTAAATTCCACCTTGACAAAAGTACCAAATAATACTATAATAAGTACATAGATTAAAAAAGGAATTACTAATGGCAAAAACTAAGATAAAGGGCGCCCACTATGTGGACAACAAGAAGTTTCATGAAGCCATGGTGGCTTGGAAAGAAAAATGTAAAGATGCAGAAGAAGCTGGAGATGATCTTCCACGAATTACTGACTACATCGGCTCATGTTTTCTAAAGATTGCAAATGGTCTTTCGTACAGACCAAACTTCATAAACTATACTTATAAACAAGAAATGATTTCAGATGGTATTGAGAACTGTTTACAGTACATTAAAAACTTTAACCCAGAGAAATCCAAGAATCCGTTTGCATATTTTACACAAATAATATACTATGCATTTATTCGTAGAATACAAAAAGAAAAGAAACAAACTCATGTCAAACATAGAATGATTGAGAAACAAGAATTTGTTCCTTATGTAACTATGGAAGGCGACACAACAAATTATTCAGTAGGAGGATTTGATGTTAATATTATGGTGCCTGAAGAAGCTGTATACAAACCTAAGAAAAAAGAAACTGAAAAGACCTCTAAGGGCTTAGAAAACTTTATGGAATAAACTATTGAAAATTGCGATAATTACTGATACTCATTTCGGTGCAAGAAATGATAATATGAACTTCAACGAATACTTCTTCAGATTTTACGAAGAACAATTCTTTCCTTATCTAAAAGAACACAATATAAAACATTGTATTCATATGGGTGATATTATGGACAGACGTAAATTCTTGTCTTATAGAATTGCAAAAGACTTTCGTGAAAGATTCATAGAACGATTTGCTGAACTAGGTGTAGAACTTCATGTTATGGTGGGAAACCACGATACTTACTTTAAAAATACAAATGAAGTAAATGCTGTTACAGAGTTATTAGGTAACAGATATGAAAACATTCACATATATCCAGAGACAAAAGAAGTAACATTTGATAACTTAAATGTATTATTTGTGCCGTGGATTAATGCATCTAATCATGCAAGTACAATGAAGGCCTTAGAAACTTCAAGAGCAGAAATATGTATGGGTCATCTTGAGATTGCTGGTTTTGAAATGATACGAGGTATGAAGAACGAACATGGATATGATAAATCTCTCTTTACAAAATTTGATACTGTTTTTAGTGGGCATTTCCATCATAAATCAGATGATGGTCACATCTATTATTTGGGGAGTCCATACGAGTTTTATTGGAATGATTGTGATGATAAGAAAGGATTTCATATCCTCGACACAGAGAGTAGGAGCTTGGATAGAATAATCAATCCAAGAACTATTCATAAGAAAATATTCTATGATGATACTCAATCAGATTATACACAACACGACTTGACACAATACAAAGACAATTATGTTAAAGTTATTGTTGTGAATAAGAAAGATTTGTATCAGTTCGACCAGTTTATTGATAGATTGTTAAAAACAGATAGCCATGAAGTAAAGATCATAGAAGACTTTTCTGACTTAGATGCAAACACAGTATCAGATGATATAGTACAAAACACACAAGACACAATGACACTTTTGAATATGTACATAGATGAGTTAGACGTTACCTTAGATAAAAGTAGACTTAAAAATGTACAACGAGAACTATACACAGAAGCCCAGGATTTAGAGATTTGATTAATTTTAAGTATGTTAGATGGAAGAACTTTCTGTCAACTGGAAACCAACCAACAGAAATACAACTAGATAAAAACCCTACCACTCTTATCATTGGTGAGAATGGTGCTGGTAAATCTACTGTATTAGATGCACTTTGTTTTGGATTATTTGGTAAACCATTTCGTACCATTAGTAAAAACCAGTTAGTAAATTCTATTAACAATGGTTCAACTGTGGTAGAGATAGAATTTACTATTGGTTCAGTAGAATATAAAGTTGTTCGTTGTATTAAACCTAACAAGTTTGAGATTTACCAAAATGGTAAAATGATGAATCAAGAAGCCAATGTTCGTGATTATCAAAAGATACTAGAACAGAATATTCTTAAACTAAACTATGGTTCATTTACACAAGTTGTGATACTTGGTAGTTCTACCTTTATACCTTTCATGCAATTGAAGGCCAGACATAGACGAGAAGTAGTTGAAGAAATTTTAGATATCAAAATCTTTTCTACTATGAACTTAATTCTAAAAGGTAAACTCAAAACTGTACTAGAAGACATTCGTGATATAGATTATCAGTATGACTTAGCATCTGAAAAGATTGGTTTACAAGAAAATCTAATTGCAGACCTACAACAGAACAAAGATAAAATTGTTAAACAGAAACAAGAAACAGTTGATTTAAATAAAAAAGAAGTAAATAATAGAGTCGAAGAAAAAGATAAATTAGAGAAACAGAATGAAATCTTGCTATCTAGTATTTCTGATAAAGACAAGATAGAAAATAAACATTCTAAGTTAAAAGAGTTTAGAGCTACTTTAAATGAGAAACATAAATCTCATACGTCTATGATAAACTTCTTTGAGAGTAACGAAGACTGTCCAACTTGTCAACAACATATTGACGAAGTGTTTAAAGAAACTATGATTACATCTAAGAAGACAGACATTAATCAATTAGATACAGGCCTTTCAAAGTTAAAAACAGAGATGACATCTGTAAATACTTTAGTTAATAACATCAAACATACTACAGAAGAAATAAGAGAAAATACAGTAAACCTTGCAAAGATCAATACTTCTATCAAAGAGTTAGAGAAGTTTAATGTTAAGTTACAGACAGAGATAGATCAATACACTAAAGATGGTGTTGGTCAAAGTGATACAGATAGACTAAGAGAGTTAAAAGATATATCATTAGAGATAGGTAAACGTAGAACTAAACTAAGAGAAGACAAAGTTTACTATGAAGCTGCAAGAAGTATGTTAATGGATACTGGAATCAAGACCAAGATAATTAAACAGTATTTACCTATAATGAATAAACTTATTAATAAGTACTTGACTTCTATGGAATTTTATGTTAACTTTACTCTAGATGAAAACTTTGAGGAAACTATTAAATCTCGATATAGAGATGAGTTTTCTTATGCATCATTTAGTGAGGGAGAGAAAATGCGAATTGATCTTGCATTACTCTTTACTTGGAGAGCTATCGCAAAGATGAAAAACTCTACAAATTGTAATCTACTTATGTTAGATGAGATATTTGATAGTTCATTAGATGGTACTGGAACAGACGAGTTCCTAAAAATATTGAATACATTGAGTGGAGAAAATGTATTTGTAATAAGTCATAAACAAGATGCACTCGCTGACAAGTTCAGAGAAACCATCAGATTTGAAAAGATAAGGAATTTTAGTCATGTTGCTACTTAATGGGTAAAAGAAGTGATTTTGAAAGAGTCGAGAGGGATTTTTATCCTACACCTTGGCAAGCAGTAGAACCTCTTGTTCCACATTTACCAGAGGAGTTTGCATTTGCAGAACCTTGTGCTGGTGATGGTGCATTAGTAAATCATATTGAAACTTTGAAGGAAGGTGGTTGGTGTTCTTGGGCATCAGATATTGAACCACAGAAAAAAAGTATTATTAACAAACACTTTAGAGATTTAGGTGAACATGAGTTTTTAGAAGCTGATTACATTATTACAAATCCGCCTTGGGATAGAAAACTATTACATCCTATGATTGAATACTTTACTGCATTTAGACCTACATGGTTATTGTTTGATGCTGATTGGATACATACTAAACAGAGTGTTCAATATCTACCACTATTAAAAAAGATAGTAAGTATTGGTAGAGTGCAATGGATTCCAGATAGTAAATCTACAGGCAAAGATAATTGTTGTTGGTATTTGTTTAGTAAGGGTGATTCGCAACTAATTCAATTCGTAGGTCGCAAATCCTAAAATCGTGATAGTAAGCCATTGATTCTAAAGGGTTTTTTCAACCCCTTGACAATGCTCTTTTTTTATGTTATTCTATATACATAATAGAGAAAGAGGTTTTACATGAAAGATTTATCATTACTTGCAAAGTTACTTGCTGAAGAAGATATCCATGTAGTCCATAGAAAACAACCAACTGCAATGTTTGACGTTTTGAATAGAGAACTATCGCTTCCAATCTGGAAAGATATGTCTAAAGTTGTTCAAGACTTATTTACATTACATGAAGTTGGTCATGCTTTGTGGACTCCATTAGAGATGATGAAAAAAGTTAAAGAAGAAAATATTTCACATTCAGTTGTCAATGTTTTAGAAGATGTTCGTATTGAGAAGGCTGTCCAACTTAAATATAGAGGTGCAGTAAAGATTTTCAATAGTGCATATCAAGAGTTACTTAATGGTAATTTCTTTGAAACTGTCGGTAAAGATATTTCAAACTACAATCTTATTGATAGAATCAATCTTCACTTTAAACATCATACTGATGTTCCATTTTCTTCTGAAGAAATGGTCTGGGTAGAAAAATCAAACAAAACAATTACGCCAGATGATGTAATTGAACTTGCAAAAGAACTTGTTGATTTCATTAAAGAAAACCCAGATAGTCAAGGTAAAACACCAGATAGTGAGGGTTCAGAGGTTACTGAGATGGGTAATGCACCTATGAGTACTGATGACAACCAAGACGAAGATTCTGTTGAAAATCAAGAGTATGAGATGCCTGGTGATTCTGATTCAGAAGAATCAGAGGAAACTTCAGAAGAAGAAAAGTCTGGTGGTTCTAAGGAGTCTGATGAAAAGTCAGAGGAAACTGACGAAAAATCTGATGATGTTGGTTCAGAAGAATCAGAAGAAACTGATGGTGAGAAGTCAGAGTCAAAAGAAAATACTGTAGATAGAGCCGATGGTGGTTCTGATGGTAATTCTGATATGACTATTACTGCTGCTACTGATACTGCTTCTAGAAAAAATGCAGAGAGTATGTTAGACCATACTGCTCCAAACTATGAGTATGCTTCAATTCCAAAAGTTGATATGAAAAAGGTTATTATTCCAACTACTGAAATTATTGACATTTTTAAAGAACACTATCTTGACCAGAAAAAAAATGATGGTGATACATATTGGAATAAAACTCTTGAAGAATTAAACAAGACAAAATCAGATAG